CCATGAACTTAGTACCATCAAGGTTCATAAGCTTCTTAGGAAGGTGTAGATTTTCATGGTGAATATTATATAATTGGATTTCACCATTCTCATCTACTAGTTCAAGAACTTCCGGTGGCTTAGCTTCTTTCATAGCAGACAGCAAAGGCTGGTTTAGTTGCCATGGTTGTTGACGTAAGGTCTCAAGGCTCTTGATAAAAGGTTTGTCAAGATACTCATGGAACAGTTTACTGTTAGTCCATCCTTTAATAAATGGTTCTTTAGTTAATGAGCTGTATAAACCTGCAATAGGTAGCAGTGGTTCAAAGGATGTGCCAATAAGTGTGGGCTTAATGTCATCATCCATGTTAACAATACGAATTAAGTAAGGTGCCTTACGACCATCGTACTCACGGAAAATATCAATCAGACCGTCTTGGAGGAATGTTTCAAGTAGAAGGTCTCCAAGACTGAGAGTTGTTTTGATATCGGTTTCATCAGCGCCAATAGCTCTTGCAATTCTTTTTCCGATAAGGTCGGAAGCAAATGTGAGTTTAACAGATGCGCTATGTGTTGCATTCTTGTTACGGATACAGTAACGTAGTAGATTGTCCCAAGCTTCATTGATAAATCTTTCAAGATCATATTCCCATGTTGGATGATGTGCTAAAAGGCGAGCACCTTCATTAAAAATCTTATCTGAGTTTAAGATAACCTTTGATACGCGTTCAGATAGATATTGATGTGGATTCATTGTTTAATCGAAGTCAACTAAAGAAGTTTGTTTAAGGCGACCCGTTTTAGAGTCGTAGCTGGTACTACCACAGTCTCCGGTCTTACCCGTGAACCGTGACTTGAGTACCCTTAACTTAATAGTGTTACGTAATTGCTCTGTCTCTGCAATCATGTTGCGGGAGAAAGCAATGATATCAAAAGAGATTTGCTTAATAGAGCCCGAACCTTTGATATCGTCAATAGAAGGTAGGTGACCTTCTTCAAAAGGCTTTTCGCTTTTACGTAGGTGAGACACAACACCTAACCAGATGTTATGTTTCTTACACAGCTTAAGTAGGTCAGACATCAATGAGTCAACAGCCTCATTACCAGTCTTTCCTTTAGAACCTTCTGATACAGCAATAGTAATGTGGTCAAGAATAATATACTTACAACCCATTAGTGCCAAACGTTCCATCTTATCTACTAATGATTCATCGCTAACAGAACCTTGGTGGTCTAGTAATACTAAGCGTTCATCACCAAAGACTTGTTTGAAAGCAGCATATTGTTCCTCATCAGTAACGTCATCTACAGTAAGATTCTTTTTAAGTTGCATACCAATAAACTTCTCTGCGGTATCACCCACAGATTCTTCTAATGATACCATACCTACCATATCCCCGGTGTTTTCAAGGATATCTAAAACAATCTCTTTAATAACTGTAGACTTACCGCTACCAGTACCCGAAGTGAACAATACTATTTCACCCAGACGCATACCAAATAACTTTTCATTTAAAGAGTCTAGACAATGTGGGTAAGGTAAAGATGTAATGCTTTGTTTAAGTTTAAACTGTTCCCAGACAGCTTCACCTTTAACAATACCTGCAGGACTCATTTCTTTAGCTTCAAAGATACACTGCATTAGCCGGTTAGATCCATACTTAATTAATGTATCACATGGATCTTTTTCGGGTAAGGTAACTAGCTTAACTTTATCATAGCCAATAATTTTAGCAGCTTCTTGTGCAGCTTTTTGACCGGGTTCATCCATGTCAAAGCATAAGACTACTTCATCGAAAGATCGTAGCCACTCGCGCTGCCCAAGGATGAGAGACTTAGAGCTAGCTGACGGGACCGCAACCGCTGGATAAAATCGTTGATACTTATCATATTGTGCCTGAGCAACTGCCAGAGCATCCAGTTCACCTTCAGCGATAACAATCCGTTTTCCTCCAGACGATACACTTTGTCCGAAGAATTGTACATCCTTAAATTCTCCGTGGATATTAAACTTCTTAGGTAGCTTTCGTTCTTTGTAGGCAACAACAACACTGTCCTTAGTATAAGGATAGAAGTGACTGCTGATAGTACCATCTTCTGCATAGCTAACTTTAACCCCATAGTATGCAGCAACTGTTTTTGTGATACCTCGTTCTTGGAAACCTCGTGTGTCATAAGTCTGGATTTCATCTAATGTGTGCATATTGTAGTTTTCTTTTGGGTATGTTGAGGAAATTACCTCAGGATTAATAGGTGAATTTTTATTACAGCTAAAACAAAAGCCCCATTCATCTCCATCTTTATAGGAGAAAGCGTCTGATGAATTACATTTAGGGCATGGTGCGTGGTACCATCTACTCATATTTAATTCCAGTATTGATTTTCTTGAAGTTCCCTGATACGCTGTCTGCGTTGTTTAGCTTCTTGTTGTGTTTCTTTTTTACGTTTAAACTGATTCTTGAACTCATCTTTTAATGAAGGTAGTTCGTCATCATATTGTTTTTCTTGTTTAGGTTTCTTGCTCATACTGTTTTAGGTTTAAGAAATTTGACGGCTCCAATGTTGCCATTGTACCAGACACGCTCTCCGTTTTCCGTTTCATCACGGCTAAGGACTTCCGATGCCCACTGCTCTTGGACTTCGCTGTAAGTAAGAGAACCGGGAGTGGAGCACCATTTATAGATAACAAAAGTAAATCTTTCAATTCCGTAGGTGTTAATATCAGCATTGACTTCCTCACACGAGGAGGTATATGTTCTCCAGTCACTTTCTTTCCTTGTAACCGTTTTTCTTTTAGCACCGGGTTTAAGTTTTCTTGAGACACTTATTAATTGCTTTCTTCCAATGTATCGTCTTCCTGTTTCAAGGTTTTCGATGTAGTAGATAAATCCAAAGGCGTTGTCTGGTCTTTCTGTGAGAGGGTGCCAGTGTCCATAGTCTTCCATTTTAATTTCTCTTTTAATTCTTCTAGTGTTAATGGTTTAAAGTTGTCTGCATTATCTCTGATCCAGATAAGGTTAGCTGACTTAACAAAGTCTTGTTGCCATGTGTTACCACATTTAATACGGTATGTATCTAACACAACGTTTAGTAGGTTTGCTACTGGTTTATCAGCTAATATCTTTTCAGCAGTTTTAGGTCCAAGACCTTTAATACCTTGAATGTTATCTGTTGCATCACCCATAAGAATTTGTTTCATTAAGAAAGTATAACCCTGTTCAGGTGTTACTTCATAAAATTCTTTTTTACGGAAGTTATAGTGCCAACCCGGTAGTGTATCCAAGTCTTTGTCAATGTGACAGACAATAGCTGTTTTATCTTCTTCTTGAGCCAGACGGAAAGCCATACCACAGTAGTCATCTGCTTCGGCACCTTCAGATTCAATACAGAAGTCAGCTGCATAAGCATACAACATTTCCAGACGATCTTTAACTTCAGGTTCTAAGGTATCCTTACGATTACCTTTGTAGTCAAATGCTGCTCGATACCTGAAGTTGTCTTTACCTTTAATAAAGACAGCACCACTACTAGCAGATACCTCACTCATAATATCAGCCAAGCGACTATCAAAAGCTTTCTTACATAGTGCAGGTGATGGTTGGTAGTGTGCTATCTGATACAGAATAGAGTCTGCGTCAATGACTGCTACGTCAAATGTTTCTTCAATCATTAGTGTACTTCCGCATAGTTTGTTCCTACATGTGCATCACCACCCATACACATAACACCAAAAGCTTTAGGTGCCTCTGTAAAAGCTTGGATAGATAGCTCTGCCACTTCTTTTGCGTATTCTTCTTTGACTACCACGGCTAATTCATCGTGATAGTGTAAAGCAAAGTAATGTTGAATACCTCGTTTGTTTAGTTCATCCCTTAACCATACAATAGCTGCTTTACATGTGATACCCTCAGCAGTCTGTAGTAGGTAGTTTAATACTTGATGCTTAGAACTTACAAACACCAGACGACCATCTAAACCACGAATAAATGCATTGTCTTTACCAAAGGCATTAGATGTGTTATCGAACATTGTACCTAGCTTGTCTTTAAGTTCTTTTAATCCGGGAATGGATGATTCATATAATGCTTTGGATTGTTTACCAATGTTAGCATTAGATTTTCCTGTAAGAATTAAGCCAAGTTTTGCGTCGCCACCGCCAAACAAATAAGCATATAACCAAGGCTTAGCTGTTTTACGGGGCGTTTCATATACTCCAGAAAGAATACTAGCATTTTTCGCATGTACATCTCCGTTAATTACTTCATTAGTGAAGTCATCGTTACTAATATAATGACATAGACCACGCATCTGGTTACCTGCAGAGTCAGCACCAACGATAACGGTTCCAGGTTCGCAGATGAGAAGGCTTCGCATTTCTTTTCCGTATACTGAATCCACACTAGGCAGATTAGCCACAAGCTCATGGCGGCAACGGAAAGTTGGTGTGCCAATAGTCCACATACGACCGTGAAGACGATTATCACTGGATCCTTTAGCTGCTTCAATCCATCCTTCCAAGATACCTTTTCTTGATCTGATTGTATAGTATTCACTAACCAACATAGCATCAGGGCCAAGCCGTTCAAGAGATGACTCGGTAATCTTAGGAGACTTATTAACAAATTTACCATTGATTTTCTCCACATTCCATTCATCAGGTATCCATCCAATAGAATACAACCAGTCTTTTACGACTTCAATTGATCCGACTTTACCTTGTTCAAAGCTAATTCTACAGTATGGTCCTTCAATAGGTCTCGTAGTTCTTCCTGATTCTTGCGGTAGATTAAAGTGTCTGACAGTGGCAACGGTGTAGCATCCGTCTTTTCGCCATGCTGGTTCTTTGAATTCATCTTTACCATCTGTTTTAATACAACGCATACCAATACGTGGTTCAAGAACCATTTCAATAGCATCTAGTTTATTGTTAATCTCACTGAGTAATGACTGAGCTTTAACCATATCAAACATCCAACCCTTACGTTGAATGTCAGCTTCAATACGTGCAAACTGAAACTCTGTTTCTAAGCCATGCTTATACAGCGGGTTCTTAGCAATAAGTTTTTTGGCTTCTTCTACCAGTACCTTATAAACCTTTACGTTTAGTTCTACATCTCGGATACAGTATGTAAGCATTTCATCTGAGTATTCTTCAAACTTATCAAACGAAAGTTTAGGGTATCCAAGCTTAGAGCCCCAACCCTCAAGACCATGTTTGTGATCTCGTTTGTATTGGTTACATTGAGACATAATCCATGTATCAACTATTTGTTGGTGAGGTAATGGAGTCCAATTGGTTAGGTATTTTAATACAACAAGATCATAACCAATAATGTTATGGCCAATAATTACATCAGCACTTTCTAATTCAATTAAACCATTGGCAATATCAGGAGACCAAGGATCACCTGATTCGCTTACATATTCTTTTACTTCACCTGTATCTGGGTTAACTAATACCAGCATCCAGATTTTGTTAACTGTTGGTATGAAACCATTTGTTTCAATGTCAAACACATATCTTTTCTTTGTCATAATAAATCTTGTGCATATAGTTCGGAGTATGGTCCTTCAAGCATACGAGCTTCCATTTCTTCTGGGTCAAAGTAATAAGACTCTACTTCAGAACTTTTATTATAAGTTAAACCCTTTACTTTAAACCCTTTTCTTCCAGTTAAGTCTTGACAGGCATGTACAAATTCATGACACATAACGTTAATAAACCTATAGTACATATACTTATTATCTTCCCAGTTATTAAGCCAAGGATCCCTCATTTGGATTAGAATTTTATTACCATCTTCTTTACACACAGTTAGCCCATCGTCGGTTATCATGTCTGAGTATTCAACAAGGCAAATACTTACTGTAACCTTCTTATCAGTTACCTTTACGTTAAACCTTTTACAATAGTCTTCTAAAATTAAGAAGAATAATTTCTTAATATTCTTCTCTGTAGAAGGTAGACAGTGTACTATTACTTTAATGTTGTTCATTATGATGGATCTTTACGTTAGGTGAGCCTAAAGATTCTAATTCTTCGGCCATTTGTAGGATGATATTGTTGTATTCTTCTAAGGCTATTTCAGCATCAACTAGTTTATCTGTAATACGCCAGTTGTAGAGACCTAATAAAACTAATACAAGTACGTATAGTAGTTCCATTATAGTAGTCCTGTGTGCCTTAAAGCATTTGGAGAAAAGAGATTGTTGTGTGTATCTGTTCGGTTAATTACTACACCTAGTGATGCAAGAAACTTGAGTCCATCCGTACATTTATACTCGGACTTATACACCACACGGTTAATGCCACTAGCAAATATAAGCTTACTGCAATCCATGCAAGGGGAAAGAGTACAATAGAGAGTAGCACCCTGGGTAGAAAGGTTTGAACGAGCAACTTTAGCAATGGCATGAGCTTCTGCATGCAAAACAGGGTTACTTTGTGTGTCATTATTAGTTCTTCTTGCTGTACCGTTGTAGGAGAAGGAAATAATGTTATCATCTTTCACAATGATAGCACCCACCTTACGATCCTCTGCGTATGATTGTTGTGCAATTAATGAGCAGATGTTTAAATAAAAGTTATCCCAGTCATTTTGTGTTTTCATGTGTTTCAATAGCAAAGTTATAGTCAGTTTCTAATTCAGAAATAGTATCCAGAATATAGTCTAGTTGTTCTTTGAGATAGTCACTGAGTGGTTTTTGGAATACAACAGTTACATCCACTGTACCTTCTTTTAGTTCAACGATCATAGTAGGCTTTCCATTTGTTCCATGTGGTTAGTTTAGCGTCATAGCAGTCTTGGATAGTTACTTTATCTAGCTCAAGCTCTCTTGACATACGATGTAGGCAGTATTGTAGTTGTCCTACTTCTTCAGCTAATTTATGTTTGTTACTGATATTATCAACAGGGCTAACAGTATGTAATCCAAAGCGTAGTACCTTCATAATGTTTTGAGATACCTCGGAGCACTCCTCAGCTGTTGTGTATAGTGTGTATTTGTCCATCAGAATTTTACCTCAGTTGTGTCTACAATAGACCATGATTCATTAAGATTTTTGTTCAAGATATAGTCTTGAATTGCTACTGCTGCAGTCATTTCTGCTTCATCAGTATCTTTTGCGTTAATATAAAACACTACTGTCACTGCATACTGTTGCATACATTTCCTTTATTAGGTATTAGGTACCGGCTAAATTTACATATCCATTTTATTACGGAAACCTAAGAAGATAGGATGCCGTGGTTTATCTTTCACTCCAATGGGGAAGTGTTTGTATTTAACAATGTATCCAAGCAAATCTGATTTATTTTCCCAGAACTTTTGTCTATCTGATTGGTCAAATCCAGAATCGATTTTAAACTCCACTCCGTCACGGGTCTTACAGATGAAAGCTCCCAGAGAGTTTTTCCTAGATAATCCAGATAAAGAAGTTGATCGTTTAGTTCCTCTGAGTTCATTAGTTTTTGCATCGGTTTCATCAGAAATCCTTATCACACATATTAAACATTACCAGAATATTCTTTACTTCAGAAGGTAACTCGAATACCCCATCATAGTCTTCTAGCATAAGGTCTTTATCAAACCATAAACCACCGCCACAGTTGTCACCTAATGTATCGTGTTCAAAACATCCGTACTTAGCTTTAGTATCTACTTCAACAGTGAAGTTTTGAGTACCCATTTTAAGGTTAAAGTTGTATGACATATTTACTTTCGAAGGTTATTACTCAAATTATAATACATATCTGACTTAAGTGCTCTTAATTGTAACAATAACATTGTTTCAAGTTCATGCATTTCTTGGTCAGTACCGTATGCTAAGATAGTTCGTTTGAAGTCTTGAGGGAACTCATTGTAGGCTTCAAGGAACGTTGTACCTGAGCCGACATATCCATCATCAATTGCTCCTTTGTGCTTTCCAATGTACTTTTTGTCTGTACTTTTGGATACCCAAAGATAGACAAATGACTCACCGCTTGAGCTGTAAGTGCTAGTTGTGGGAGAGACTTCGACATTGTACTCCCCATTGATATGGTCTTGCCAGATTTCTTTGACATATGCTACCCAAGGTTTATTTTTACTACGCCATAATACAATAAAAGAAGGTTGACCTTCGTTTTCACATAGGTGTTCATACACCCATTTGTTATATAGTCCTGAGAATTCTTTATCACCTACTTTAATTCGGATCATGGATTTATTGGAGTCTGAGGTGAACTGTTCGACTTCATCTACAGTACATTCATAGATGTCAAACAGTTTATCGTCACCGGCAACCCATCGTTTAACTGTTTTGATAAGGTTCATAGATAGTGTTTAGTGTTTCGAATTTGCCGCTATCATCGATAGGCACAGTAACATTTGATGTACGAACATCGTATGCATGACCTAGTCGTGGGTGATCTACTACTTCTGGAAGATGTCCTACAATAACTTTTTTATCACTGTCATCGTTATGCCAAGGCCACACTCTGAAAGTAGGTCTACCTTTGTAATGTACTACGGGTTTAATCATTTAAGTTCTCCTAGTTTGCCAATAATAGTATTGTCACGAAGCAGAATTTGTAGGCATCGTGAGTACCAGATAACTTTACCAAGCTCTTGTTGTTCGGAATCTTTCTTACCCATACGCATCATGTATTTGTAAATCTGACCCATTAGATGTGCTTTGAGACCCTCATAACCAAGAATAAATTCCATGCATTCAATGTATTGGTAGTTACCTACAATACCCTGATAGTGTGACGGATTAATAGCGTCTTTTGAGCCTTTGAATGATACATCATTTGGGCGGCTAATACGCATTACTTCTTCATTGGATTTATTCATATTTGGGAAATTGTATTTTACTTCAGATTCAGCCATATCTTTGTTATATTGTTTAGCCATTTGGTTTGACCAGATAGGTGCCATTTTGTCAAAGAAGTCAGTAGACATCGCCATTTTCCTTAATCTTTTTATCTTCATAAGGACCAGCTACACGGCGGTAGAACTCTAGTTTGGCACTTTCTAAGGCACCTACAATGGCGTTAATGGATTTGTAATTAGGTTTCTTTTTGAAGTAGTGGAAGATCATCTCTGTGATAACATAGTTTAGTTCTCCTTCATTTTCAATGTCACGATTAGGGTCTTCAGCTAGTTCTTTACGATCTGATTGTTTGATATATGGCATATTAGATATTGATTTTAGGTTTACGGAAAAATTGTGCAATTACAATTAATGATGCAGTGCAGAGAATGGTGATCCAGATATTGGTTAGCATTATAAGTACTCACAGAGAATAGTGTCACAGGCTTTGTCAACGTCAGAACGCCATTCGGTTACTAATGATTCAAAGAACGGGTGAATAATAGAAGCATCAGCTTTAAAAGCTACAACAGGTTTACGCAGTACATATGAAGCATAGAACACTTCCATTGCGGTACCGTGTTTAGCTACAGTTGGGTTATCAAGGTTGACTAAGACAATATCAGACTCTTGGATATCTCGAAGGTCTAATTCAAAAATACGCTTCATGTAACGTTTTTCGAAGTTATGTAGTCGGCGAGTTGGGTCTAAGATAACACATGAAGCTTCTAGGTGTTGCCATGCTTTGTTACGCCAACCTTCAGCTTCTTCTTTGGACACATGTTCCATAGGGCCAGCTAAGTATACTGTTCGTGTAGTCATCAGATAAAATCCTTTAAGTATCTGGCAAACATTCGGTAGCCTTCATCTATACCTAGATTGAACGCATTATCGAAATTACCACCTGAATAATCTTGTGGGTTAAAATCTTCGTTGTCGCTTGATAGCGTTTCTTCGGCGTATTTGTTGATTAGATCAATTGCTTCTTGTTTCATATTTCACCTAGCACTTTCATATTGTTAGCAGTAAACCACAGACCACCTTGAGATTCAGGACGTTGATGTGGAGTGTAGTCAAAGATATCAACAACACACCATACACGATCTTTTTTGGATAGATGTGGTGCTTCGGGTTTAGCACAGCAATGCCAACCGGGGCGTACGGCAAAACCTTTTGTTGGATAATTTTCAGCTTGTAACCATAGACCTGTTTGTATTTTTAGTTTACGATTAATAAACAGAGGACCATAGGTACCATCTTTACGTTTACGGAACAATTTGTAGGCGATCATCGTTTAGGATAATATTTTGTTGTTCACTGGGCCGCATTTCTGCGAAAGTTGTGTAGTGTACTTCGTAACAGCAGCTGTATCTTACTCTTTCACAACCACAATAACAGCAATACAGCGTTGAGTCGGAGATATATTCAGCATACAGTTCTGGGAATGTCATTATCGTACCTCATCTGTTGTTATAGGTAACACAATATAACGTTCTTGTGAATTGTAAGCGTATCTATAAGCAGTAGTGAATGCTGCTTTAGCTCGACCTGCTGCAGTCCACGCCTCTTTGTGGTTAATAGATACAAAAGAATCATCTAGTGTATCATAGATAACATAAATTTTTTTGTAGTTCATAAATTTATTTTTCGGTTACATTAATAAACCATTCAAGATCATCCATTGCTGACTTAAAATCTTCAAGTAACTTTTTAGCTTCTGAGTTATTTAAAAAACCTAAATCAATAGTCACAGAACCATCTTCAATATAAGCTTGACAATGGTTGTGTACTCTTCGCAAATTAAATTTCATACAAATACCTCATCTAAGAACACTTCAAGGAACTCCGGTGTATAACCTAAGTAAGCATCAGCCTCGTAGTAAGCTTCAGCTTCACTGTTAGCATATACAAAGAAGTTTTTAATAGAAGATACAACGTAGTATTCATTCATTCTACAACCTTTGATTTAATAAGACTTTCTACTGCTTCTATTTCATCAAGATATAAAGCAATAGCTTGTTCACGGTTAACTCTGTAATATTTCATTACAAACTCTATGGTTTTTTATTCATTTGAAGCTCACTCGATACCAGATATAGTATACAGTTATGATAGTTAAAATGCCAATCATTGTGCCATTTTCCATAGACCAATGTTACCTACAGCATAACCAAAATAACAGATACCCATGCCAATGTTTCCTTTAATGGTTTGTTCAACAGAAATATATGCGTAAATACAGCCTGTTAGTACTATAAGCCAGCTGCTCATGTGGGTACTTGTATGTAGTTAGGTTGACCTCCTGAAAATGTTTTAACAGGTTTTACAATATTAACATCAGTCCATGCGGCTAAGTGAATAAGTTCATTATTTGTATCATAGCATACAGAGTACATACCATCAAGATGGTCAAATAAGTATACGTGTTGGCGAGGGTCTTCTTGGATACTGAAGTATGTGTTACGGGGTAGTTCGTAGAGTTTCATTTGTTATTCCTTGAGTATTGCGTCAATGGTTTTATGGCACTTGGTACATTGAAACATATAGTGGTTAGGTGTGCGGTACTTGATGGCAAACAAGCTTGGAATCCAGTTGTGTTTGCAGTTCATAAGCAACTCCGCAACGTTATAAATTTCGGCATCAAAATGGTGAAGGTCCATGCAATCTAAATGTGTTTCCCCCTTGCTCGAATAAGTTCAGCAGCTCGTTTTGTTGCCAGTCCGGGATGAAGGTCGTCACACACCTTTGCACACGCCTCACGCTCGGCAGCGGCGACAAAGGCGACAAGGTGTTCGATTCGAGTAAAAAACTGGCCGTGAGTGGCTACAATGTCGG